CTGCAATATAGAGAGAAACAACCCAGAAGAGTTGAATTCCCTCGGCTTAAAATTACGAGGCGTAAAAAGTTTCCACTCTCCGATACGTATCTGAGGTCCTCGTCGAGGGGTCCACGCTGAGTATTTAATACTCTGAGTGTCCTTGTCGAGAAAGACCTTATGAGATACCAAGGAAAATGGGACCTTGACGCCTGCGTCATCATTCTCCCAAATGGGTACGGGAATATATCGGACTCTTGCGAGTAGATATTTCACGAGCCCACGTAGGCGAATACCTGTTCTTGTAGAGAACAGATTTAGCTGATTAACTGCAGAGTATAAGTCCTGTGGTTCGTCTAGTTTACGAATGTAAACTCCACGAAGGTTCCTACCATTAAAGTAGTCGCCACCACATGACTCTCGGAACGGACCTTCTACAAAGGTCTTCTCTTTGTTAGGAGTGAAACCCAAGAGGTGGAGAAGTCTTAGTACTTTCCAGTGAATAACTGTAGGTACTACGATATCATCTCCATTTACTCCAAAGTTTCCCTCGCTAACACCTCGAGGATAGGTGGGTGCCAATCCACTCATCCGAAAGGCAGAGAGTACGATACCGGTAAATATGATAGTCTGCAAGGGAAAGGTATAACCATTTCCCATAGTAGATACCATATGTAGACCGACAGGCGAACCGTTAGGTAGTTTCGAGGAAGGGCTACGATACTTAACCAGCCGATTATAAAAATCAGCGGGAAGAAGCCATCTTAGCATCTTCAAAGAAATAGAATCGGAAGCGGAGGAAAGATCAATCGTAACGAATGATCCATCCCACGAACCTTTTCTAGCCAGTTCTCTGTTCTTGAACTGTTGGTACTCAAGGTCTATACCCCAAATACTTTTCAGTCTGGAACTTAGTATTGAGGCAAACCCAAGCTGATAAAACATATTCAGCGAGGGCTCGACGCAAATACTACGAGAAACTTCGTCATTCTTCGGAACGAAGTCTAAACGGTTACCTTTCACTATTTCGGGCTCTCCATATGAAAGAATCCGAGTTAACTCGGCATTGTTCCATTCAGGGAAACCTCGTATATAGCGCCTGTACCAAAAGTACAGGTTCGGATCAGTGGTAGCCATTCTACTGGAGAATAACTTCGTAAAGAAGTCACCTCCAATTGAACCAATAGCTGAACCAGGGCCCATCTGTCCTCTCTCGAGGACATCAAAGTCATGGTCAACTAAAGGATGCATGTTGTCCACGTTCCAGAACTTCCAAAGGTAGCTTTTCAGCTCCCCAAGTAAGAACTCGTCACATGGTTCAAAAGCATCAGGCTCCAATTTCCAATTCTCACAGTCAGAATTGACCTGCAAGAATTTACTCAAGGCTCTTTGCTTTGTATCGTCAGTCATAGAACCTTCCCACTTTTTAGTGAGAGAGTTCACGATCGACGCCGCAGCTTGTTCCTTGAAAGAAACTCCAGGCCATAATGACTCACCTCTTTTGATGCGATCTAGAGAGGTGGAGCTTATTTGCGAGGAGAGATCCTGCAAAAGGCGAGTGTGAAGAGCAACAGGGCAGATACCCATAGTGCCTAACTCCTAAGGTGAATAACTCAGGTTACGAAATGAGCCAGAATGGAAAGTCGGTAGATTTAAGAATACCGACCGTACACAAAAGCACAAAAAGTAACCACAGGAGGAGCTTTATAGAAAAGCTGACCTCCGATCTGTGAGGGCGACGCATGGAAAATCACCATACGCCCGAGATCATCGACTCCGCGATATCTTCAGCCTCTTCGGCGAGAAGACCGATCATGAAGCAGATGAGAGCTCGAATGTTGGCCGAGTCGTTGGTTTCAGAGCCCGCGGGGATAGACGCAGAAATGCGAACATCCCCCGGAACAATGAGACCAGCAGAATCGACCTTCAGACCCTTACGGAAGAGAAATTCCACCTTATTCCGGGGAATACTACCATAGAGGCCAGTTACCGGATTTTTCGAAGGGAGCGCCCGATAGGGGAACTTCCGGAGAAGAACGGTAAATGGGTCTCCGGCAGTGGATGCCCGGACGTTAGCCTGCGTGCCACCGATAGCGGTGACCACATGCTGACGGGAGCCCAGCACGGGCGGAGCGTTGTCCTGCGCCAGCGTATAAGCTGGTGTAGTGAACGCCGTCTGAGTTGCTCCGGTGATTGAAGTATCAGGTGAATACGATCCCATGGGAAAGTAAACCTCAACGTATGGTAAAGGACAATCCAGTAGAGATCTACTGGGCCAACGCCTTACGGGCGGAACCGAGGTTCTTAGTTAGGGCAAAAATATTGACCCATTGAGTCCAATTGCCAGGAACTTTTAGCTCCAATGAAGGAGAATCAAGTGTGGCATTCGGAGACCTAATGAACGATACGGCTTCAACCGCGGCGAAACCAGGGTTCCCGGACGTCCGAAAATCATAGAGACCGGAAGACATACCAGCCTGAGGGCGAACTTCGACGTCGATAGTATATTGACGCCATGCTCGCCTTTCAGTCTTGGCTGTCCAACCGTTCGCTAAGAATCGGTACGACCAGGAATTCAAGATATTTCCCACGTTTGAGAAATAATCCACGAGGAAAGAGTACGGTATAAGCTCCCAGAGAGTAGGTACGAACTCCCATGGCGAAAAACCATAGGAATGAGGATCAGAGACGCCAGTATTAGTGGAAAAATAAATTCCAAAATACTTAACGAACTGCTCCTCTTCGGACTTTAATTTCCCTATGAGCTCATGGCCACCGCCAACATCAAAATAAATTGCCGCAGGATTAATAGCGCTAATATTTTCTCGACCTGTGCCCTTGACCATCTCAAAGATGGGCTTGGTCCATTTCGATTGATAAAAGGCTTTAATCGCTGAGTCAAGATCATTGATGAGTGGCTTAAAGCCAAAACTGTACTCTAACCAAGTATCCCGAACGAATTTCTTTCGTTTATGTTTTGCTTGATTACGGGCGTTCTTTCTTAAGAACACTAAGTAATCTCGCATACCATTCCTAAGAGCTCGAGCGGGATGTCTGATCATCGATAAAGTCTCTCGTAACTCACCAGCGAAAACCTCACCTTTAAATTGTGAGGAAACGCCAGCGAGGTTAGAGTAATATCGAGTCAGCGCCTGGTTATTTGCGGTAGTCGTCGTTAAGCCTAACGATGGAGGAGCACTAGGTGATGCTATCTGCAAAGGAAGTAAATTCCCATTGAGGACAACATCGCTACCGTCAGTAAGGGGAGAAGTCTTCGACCGATACCCATGGCTCAAAGCCGAGGGTACCTGCAAAAGTTTCCACTTAACGCCCGATAAACGGGTAGTAGCATTGCCGCCAGAAGCGATAACTTTACGGAATTGCGCTATTGTGTCTCCTTTATCAACAGTATCTTGGAGATCCAGGATTGTTCCTGAATCCGAGGTACCTTGAGAGGAGTTACCTAGTGCATCAGTAATAGTGTAGCTATATTTGCGGCGATAGATAGTGCTGTTAGACATTGACGCTCCGGTGCCGAAGCACGAGAGAAAGGAACCATGCGGTTCCATGAGAGGGTAGCTTTATGAACTACCCCGCCAACCTAAACTGGTAAAGAATCGAAATTAAGAGCGGTCAAGATGGACTGGCCAATGCTGTGTTTAGCAGCGTCGCCCAATTCATGCTTTACAGTTCTCATTTCGCCCTTAACCAGCAAGGTACCATGTACGACACTACGTCCACGGGGGTTCAAGGTAAGCTGCAACTCTACGATCTCAACATCTTTCAATGTTGTGGAAGTGGATTTGGTAGCCATCTTGACCTCCTAATGGATAAAGTGTCGGACACAGAGGAAGCCCGAA